GTTCCTGGAAAACCAGAAATCAAGCCTCGCAACTTATGATATACAAGATCTTCAAATTGTACATGACCAAAGATAACTTCAGTAACAATTGCATAAATAACTTTAGCTTCGGGTGAATGGGGTGAAACTCCTAACATAATACATAACATGTCAGCAACAGCCATCATTAAATCAGCTGTCATATGTCCATCCCAGTTAGAAACGTCAAAATCAACAATGTGCGGAAACACATTAAGCCAATTAAACAGACGTCCCCAATCTGGTCCTTCAGGATTCATTCCTGGGGCAAACGGAAAATTGCCTCTCGCCGCACGGTGAAGTGAAGCAAACAAATCACAAGTAACTCTACGCCATGCTAAGATGATATCAAGTGACATGCATGTAACAGATCGGGTTTTTGGGGGGGTTCCAGCAACGGGATCGCCTAAAGCTTTAGCTTCAGGACGAAGTTCGTCTTTTGGAAAATCATAACTAGTATGAGGTGGAATAACTCCTTTTTGTAAACTTTCAAAGAATTTTTCAAATTTTGGTGGATATTCTGGATCAATAATTTCGGTGTTACCTTCTTCATTAATCTGAATCATAGATTTCTTTCCAGGGAGTTTTCCAGGGTATTTATCCCAAATATATGGGATTCCGGGAGAAGCACGACAATCAACAGGATTTGATCCTTCTTCACGTACTCCAGTAACGCATTCTTCGAAACTTAAATCAGTTCTAAATTTCTTCTTATCCAATCTATCCTTAAACCAGTAAGCAAGATCTTGAGATGCGCGGGTTAACAATTCAATATCAAACGGGCCAACAATTCCTCGGCCACACTTGTTAATAGAATTCTTAAGGGGATGTTCTTTAACGTTAAGTCTGCGATCATGCTCATTTAATGCAGCAGGAACTCGATCAGATTTGCATCCATCGCGCTCCATAAGCATAGCAATTGGGGTCTTTCTAAAAGATGTCTTCCCAACTTTTCCTACTACTTTATCAGCAGGAACAGAACCGCAAATTTCAACATGATGTTCAACCAAATATTCAGATTTTGATGTTCCGGTTGGTTCAACAATCACAGGGCCAGTTTGAGATATATAAGGATAATTAGCTTTCGCAATAACTTTACTTTTCATATCTTCAAACATTTCGGATGTTATTATTTGATAATAAATTTCAGGTTTTGTGTAACTTTTAAGTCTCCATGCTTGAATTCCTAAAATATTACGATGGCCAGATGCTTTATTGGGAACAATCAACATTGCGCCGCTCTTGCCTGTTATTGTTTGACCAGCAACACGCAAAGCACGACAGAGATGAGATGATATTCCCAAGTCTTCATTTGACAAAAATAAATTTTGTTCAATAACTCCTCCAGTTCGAATTTCAATCATTGCTTCTTCTTCATAACGTGATAGAGAGATCATCTCCAGTGATGTATCAAGGTGTTCATAATCGGCTTCGGTAATAAAATGGCGAGAGATATCCTTAGCCATAGGGAAACGCCGGCAAAATATAATTGCAGCGTCAGATCGGGGAGCTTTGTATATGTTATCTTCATTGATCATGAACGACCAACGATCAGTATGTCTTGGGGTTGGGCAGAAATTGATTTCTACCATTTCTTTTCCTACTCCTTCAACCATGTGACGGTTGACAAGCAAGAATTGCTCAATGTGAATTGCATGACACTTAGTTGGTATTCCACTTTTATCAATTAGTTCAATAAATCTAATATTACGGTCTAAATATACTTGACATAATTGTGAATCTGTGTTTTGAGTTGGAAAAGCACCAGTGGGTTGGAATTTACCACCTCTTGGAACTGAACGCGTTGTTACACGATGCATAACTTTAGATGTTGGTTCATCTTTGCCTTTAAGCAAAGTTGAAACTTGTTTTATGCACATTATTCCAACTACAAACATCATAGTATGTTGTATAATTTTAAGATAAGGTGAATTTGGGGCTGAAATAGCATTCCAGAAATATTGTAATGGTGAAAATAAATATGTCATAGTAACGTTCTTTATTTTATCAAAAATTTTCTTAACTATTCCACGCCATGACGATCCAGTAATATCGGGTAAATATTTCAGGATCCAATGATTGTGTTTAACCAGGAAATCTTGTTGAACTCTTGTAAAC